CCCAAAAAATGCCCCGGGGGGCAATTTTCAACAAACAATCTCACCTCGAGAGGAGTGGAACCATGGTTGCGCCTAAGGGAAGTACTGGCGGCGTCCCCAAAAGTCGGAGTGGTCCGGCTCAGACTCCTCGCGATCGTGAGAATCAGCTCGTCTCGATGGCCTACGACCTCGCCGAGAAGCGGATGGCGGAAGGAACTGCGTCGGCTCAGGAGGTTTCGTTCTTCCTGAAGATGGGTTCCTCCCGCGAAGTACTCGAGCAGGAACGTATTCGTAACGAGAATGCTCTCGCTCAAGCCAAGATCGAGCACATGGCTTCCATGCAACGTCAAGAGGAACTCATGATCGAGGCTCTCAACGCAATGCGCGAGTACAAGGGCGTCGAAACGCAAGACGAGCAAGGTGACTATGACGGTTAGGACTTATTCCGAGCTGATTCAGTTCAAAACTCACTTGGAACGTTTCCGTTACCTCTCACTTCAAGGGACTGTTGGGGATCCGACCTTCGGACATGACCGATGGGTGAACCAGCATTTCTACAGGTCGACCGAATGGAAGCGAACCCGGCGTGATGTTATCGTCCGAGACAACGGCTGCGATCTAGCAGTCGAAGGTTTCGAGATCCATGACAAGATCTACGTCCATCACATGAATCCACTCACCCCCGAAGAGATTTTTGAGGGTGCTCGGAGCATCATGGACCCGGAGTTCCTGATCACGGTCAACCTGAACACACACAACGCCATTCACTTCGGCGATGAGAGACTCCTCCCCCGTCCCTTAATCGAACGAAGGCCTGGCGACACGAAACTGTGGTAATCCAGGGAAGGAGGAACATGGGAATCAACAACATCAATGCGTTGATCGACGGAAGCGTCGCCGACAGCCACGATGAGACCGACGTGCCGGCCGCTCTCGAGCGTTCGACCCAGGATGGCTCCGGCTTTGCCGGCGATCTGTCCCGAGTCGAAGAGATGCTGCCGCCGAGCGACTTCGAGGAGGTCCCCGAGTGACCGCCGCGCCGATCAAGTACGACTTGCCCGTCGCGAACTTCATCGCCGGGCTCGACGCAACTGGTCACGTCACGCATCGCAACTACACGAAGAAGTCGGTGACCTTCCACCACAACGGTGGACGGCTTTCACTCGCCGGCATCCTCGAAGTCTGGAAGACGCGGCCGGCTTCGGCTCACTTCCAGTCTGACGCCGCTGGTCGCATCGGGCAGTACGTCGGTGTGTACGAGTATGCCTGGGCCACCGGCAACACCCAGGGCAACATCGAGTCGATCTCCATCGAGATGGCCGACAAGACCCTCGCTCCGGACTGGATCGTCGACCCGGTCACCTGGCGCGCCGCCGCTCGTCTCGCGGGCTGGCTGTTCGCCAATGTGATCAAGGCGATTCCGACCCGGAACAACGTCTTCGTCCATCACCACTGGAAGTCGACCGACTGCGCCGGCCCGTACATCGATCGGATCTTCAACGACCTGCTCCTCGAGGTGCAGGCCTGGTACAAGATCTTCACCACACCGAAGTCGCCGGTCACCACCGGCGGCACTCTGGAGGACATCATGGCTCTGTACGACTCCGCCGCCGACTTCGAGGCCGCTCTGACCCGGGCCACGGCCAAGGGCACCGAGCAGGGCATGGACGCCTACGTCAAGCGGTTCCTCACCAACAACTCCGGCACCGGCGACCTGTACATGGACGAGGTTCGTGCGCAGCGCACCAAGGAGAACAGTCTGCTCCAGCAGATCGCCAACAACACCAGCAAGGCCTGACGCACCAGCGTCAAAATGGTAGCGAATCGAGGGAGGTGACCCAATGAGCGACAGCATTCTGCAAAGCACGAAGAAGATTCTTGACATCGAAGAGTCCTACACGGCCTTCGACTTCTCCGTGATGACTCACATCAACACTGCCTTCTCCAAGCTGAACCAGCTTGGCGTTGGTCCCGTGGAAGGTTTTGAGATCGAGGATGACCAAGCTACTTGGGACACCTTCCTCGCTTCCAACCCGAAGTACAACATGGTGAAGACGTACGTCTACCTGGTGGTTCGGAGTCTCTTCGACCCACCGCAGTCGTCGATCGCCAACACCATGATGAAGGAGCAGATCGAGCAATTCGAGTGGCGACTCAACGCTCTCCGCGAGGAGACCGACTGGGTCGACCCGACTGTGATCGTCATTCCCTGACGCAGCTTTCACCGGGTGTCGGGTTTTTTCAAACGAGAGGAGGTAACCGTGGCAGATCCTAGCCGCCTCGAGTTGGTGATCGTAGCCATCCCGAGTGACGACGACCGAACCTGGAAGGTCTCCAGCGAGAAGGTCCCACACATCACGCTGTTGTATCTCGGTTCGACCAACTGGGATGGAAACCAGATGGCTGAAGTAGCTTCATACGTGAAGCACGCAGCCGCAAATTTCCACTCGTTCGGGATGTCGGTCGATCACCGTGGTGTGCTCGGCGACAAATCTGCAGACGTTCTGTTCTTCAACAAGTCTTGGTCGTTCAAAGAGCTCGAGCGATTCCGTTCGCAGCTTCGCGCCAACCAAGACATCGACAAGGCATATCTGTCGGCGGATCAATTCCCGTCATGGACGCCTCATCTCACGCTTGGGTATCCCGAGACCCCGGCGCACAAGGACACGAACGACTACCCCATTTCTTGGGTGAACTTCGACAAGATCGCCATGTGGGTTGGTGACTCCGAAGGCCCTACGTTCAAACTCAATGAAGATCGTGGCCTGGAGGTAGCCATGTCGCAGGTACTGAACGCCCAGGAGGTCGAGGAAATCCTCGAGCACTACGGCGTCAAAGGCATGAAGTGGGGCCATCGCAAGGACGAGAAGTGGGCCAAGACGATTTACTCGGTCCGCGGCGCCGTCGCGTTGCACAACCACGTCGCCCACAAGATGAACAACGGGTTGATCGACAAACACAACAACGATCCCCGGTGGAAGGGCAAGAACCTCAACACCAACAGGAAGCTGGCCGAACTCTACTACAAGGAGTACGCGAAGCTGAATGATCGGGTCTACAAGCAGTCGGTCAACGAGGTTCACGGCATCAGTCCTTCCGGCACCAAGCGGGCCGTCTACGTCAACGACTCGCAGGGTCCTCGCATCGAAATTCGGGATGTGAACGCCCGTCACGCTGACCCCATCCCGATGCCGGACCTCACGATCAAGCTGAAGTTGGACGCGAACGGTTTCATCACCGATGCCAACACGGCCGACGAGGGCGTCATCGAGCACTACGGCGTCAAGGGCATGAAGTGGGGCAAGCGGAAGAGTCGGCAGACCGAAGCGAGTCACCCCGACTCGCAGCACGTCACCGACATCCACATGCGGGTCAAGGCTCAGAAGACCACTCGTCCGCTGAGCAACAAGGAACTGCAGGACGCCATCACCCGGATGAACCTCGAGCAGCAGTATTCGCGTCTTTCCGGCGGCAACGATCGGACTCGTGTCCAGAAGGGCAGGGTTCTGATCGGTAAGATCCTCGCGGATTCCGGCAAGCAGGTCGTCACTCAGACGGTCACCGGTCAGCTCAAGGGACTCGCCGATCAGGCGGTCAAGAAGTAGGAAGGAGGTTGGCGATGAGTTTGTCTAACACAGCGACACCGATCTATTACGGCCAGTTCCGTGATGCGGTTATTCGTGGAGAGATTCCCGTTTGTCGGGAAATTTCCATGGAGATGAACCGAATCGATGCGCTCATCGCCAACCCCAACATTTACTACGACGACAAAGCCGTCGAAGGCTGGATTGCATATTGTGAGAAAGAACTGACTCTCACAGACGGCGGCGATCTGTATTTGCTTGACTCGTTCAAGTTGTGGGGCGAACAGATTTTTGGTTGGTTCTACTTTGTCGAGAGACAGATTTTTGAGCCGGCCAAGGATGGTCGTAGTGGTAAGTACGTCACGAAGCAGGTCAAGAAGCGACTGATCACTAAGCAATATTTGATCGTCGCTCGAGGTGCCGCCAAGTCGATGTACGCTTCGTTCATTCAGAACTATTTCTTGAACGTCGACACCACCACTACGCATCAGATCACGACTGCTCCCACCATGAAGCAGGCCGAAGAGGTCATGTCCCCAATGCGCACGTCTATCACGCGCGCGAAAGGTCCGCTCTTCAAATTTCTCACCGAAGGTTCTCTGCAGAACACAACCGGATCACGAGCCAACCGAGTTAAGTTGGCCTCGACAAAGAAAGGTGTCGAGAATTTCTTAACCGGTTCGATCGTTGAGATTCGCCCCATGGCGATCAACAAACTGCAGGGTCTTCGCACCAAGGTTAACACTGTAGATGAGTGGCTATCCGGTGATCTTCGTGAAGACGTCATTGGTGCTATCGAACAGGGTGCTTCGAAACTAGATGATTACATCATTCTAGCTATCAGCTCCGAAGGAACCGTTCGAAACGGTGCTGGTGACACCATCAAGCTAGAGCTAATGGAAATTCTGAAGGGCGAGTACATTGCTCCTCACGTTTCCATCTGGCATTACAAGCTCGACGAGATCGAGGAAGTTGCCGATCCATCCACATGGGTGAAGGCAAACCCAAATCTCGGAAAGACCGTCACATACGACGTCTATCATCTGGACGTTGAACGAGCTGAGAAAGCTCCTGCTTCGCGCAACGATATCCTGGCGAAGCGGTTCGGTATTCCGATGGAGGGGTTCACATACTTCTTCACGTACGATGAAACTTTGGTACATCGCCAACAGAATTTCTGGGGTATGACCTGCTCGTTGGGTGCAGACCTTTCGATGGGCGATGACTTCTGTGCGTTTACCTTTATGTTCCCACTTAGGGGCGATAGATTCGGCATAAAGACTCGTAGCTATATTACGAATCTAACTCTGATGAAACTCCCCGGAGCACAGCGCCAGAAGTACGAAGAGTTCATTCGTGAGGGAAGCCTTCATGTCATGGAAGGTACTGTCCTAGACATGATGGAGGTCTATGACGACCTCGATCAGCATATTCAGAACATGGAGTACGACGTCCGCTCCTTTGGCTACGACCCCTACAATGCCAAAGAGTTCGTGAACCGGTACGAGCAAGAGAACGGACCTTACGGAATCGAAAAGGTTATTCAGGGCGCTAAGACGGAATCCGTTCCGCTCGGCGAACTGAAGATCCTGGCCGGCGAGCGTCTTCTTCTGTTTGATGAAGCACTGATGCAGTACACCATGGGCAACGCAATGATTCTCGAGGATACCAATGGTAACCGAAAGCTTCTGAAGCGTCGCTACGACGAAAAAATCGACAACGTGTCCGCAATGATGGATGCATACGTAGCCTATAAGCTTCATAAGGAGGCTTTCGAATGACACAGTTCGTAGGCTTCGAGAGGCCCTCCCCCGAGGAGACTCTCGAGCACTATGGCGTTCTCGGCATGAAGTGGGGCCGACACCGCGCCAAGGCCAACGGCACTCAGATCCGTGCTGCTCGCCGGAACGTGAGCCGAATGGCTGCCGACGTTCTCGATCAGAAGGACGTGGTCAAGGCCAAGCCCAAGGGCAGCGCCGAACGGGCCAAGGCGCAGAAGAAGTTCGACAAGATGAAGACGGACTTCCTCAACAACCCGGACCGCGTCATCGCGGCTCGACTGACCCGGGGCGAGAAGATCGCTTTGGCCATCCTCGCCACCCCGGCCGGCGCGGCGGGCGCCATCGCTGGCACCTCTGCGGTATCTCGAGCGATCGAGCAGCGCCAGGAGAACAACAAGAACCGCCGCTAGCGCGCATATTCGCAGAGAGGAGGTGACCCATGAGCAGAATCGGCGACAGACTGAGGCAGATCAAACACGCGTGGAACGTATTTTCTCGGATCGACGACGGCACCGAGCGGATGGAACAGTTCAGCTACGGTAACGCCAGCTTCGATCTTCGTCCATACGCGCCTCGAACGAGCTTTTCGAACGATCGCTCGATCATCTCCTCGATCATCACGCGGATGGCCATCGATGTCGCTTCAGCAAATCTCCGGCACGTTCGTCTGGATGACGAAGATCGTTTCACGGAAGAGATCGACAGTAATCTCAACGACTGTCTGAAGACCGAAGCCAACTTGGACCAAGCGGCAACAGCACTTCTTTTGGACATCGCTTTCACGTTGTTCGACAAGGGTGTTGCTG